AGCAACAGTGTTTGCGGGAGATTTGGGAAGAATGTTTTAAGTTCGCTTGCGTTTCGTCGAACGGGCGCGACCCGTAAGGCAAAAAGGAAATCGTGTCAAGATTATAGCAATTTTACAGAGAAAGGTTTTGACACTTACTTGCAAGCAGTGCATTGGTTCGTCGTGCGCCCGCTGAGTTCTTTGTGGTGTTTTTCATTCTCGGCGGGCGCGCCTCTCTTTCCAATCCAACCAATTCAACAAATCTATGGAATACCTTGGCGTCAATGAAGCCAGCCGATTAACTGGCAAGTCACCGACCACGATAAAGAAGCGGGCAACGAATCTGCCTTATACGATGGGCGGAGAGCGCAATACTACCATGCAATACGAGGCTCCTGCGCTGTTGGAAGCTATCTATTGCGGCGGGACGGGCGGCGATAGTTCAGCCGTCAGCACAGAGCAGGCGCAAAAGGAACTGGCGATTGCACGGAAGCAACAGATTGACCTACAAAACGAAGTGCTCCGCAAAGAGCGCGTGCCGTTGGAAACACTGGAGCAGATTAACGAGGAAGCGTTCGCAAACGTCGCGGCGATGCTCAAAGCGCAGACGGGAAAGACGCTGACGGAGGAATTGATCAACGACATCTATGGGCAGTTTCGGGACATTGCGGCTAAGGTGAAGGAGAAGCTATGAACGACCTGATTTCAGCCGCATCCTACCGCCAGAGCATCGCGCTACAAATCGAGAAGAACTTTGCGCCGTGGAGCAAGATGGCCCCAGAGGAATGGGCTGAACAAATCTACCGTTTGCCGAATGGCGCGCGGTTCAAATGGGATTACGCGCCATATTCTAAGGCGATGTTCCTATCCCTGTTTGACCGCAGCACGATTGAAACCTCCTTTATGCTGTATTCACGCGGCATGAAATCCACGGTTGTCTTGCTTGCCATTGGATACTCGATTGACCAGCAACCACGCCGCATCCTTTCCCTTTGGCCGACGAACAGCAACGGCGAGAAATGGAGCAAGGATTGTTTCGTTGGCGAGCTGGCGGACACAACACCTTGCCTTCATTACCTTGGCAGTCAGTCAAAGAAACGCACGGGCGACTTGACGATGTTGCACAAGAAGTTTCCCGGTGGGCTGATTGACATTTTCGGGGCAAACGCGCCCGGCGACATGAGGCGCGCAAAGGGATCGCTTCTCTACGCCGACGAGATCGACGCAATCGAAGAAATCGAGTCCGACGAAGGCGACCAGCTTATCATCTTCGCTAAGCGCGGCGACGAATATCCCGACACGATCCGCGTGTATGCCAGTTATCCCGGCCTTTGCGTTCTCGATTCCAACGGCAAGCCCGCGAAAGGTCACTCGCGCATTGACTCCAAGATGCGCCAAAGCGACGGCAATCAATGGTTCTCTACGTGCGTTCTTTGCGGCGGCGAGCCGTTCGTGATGCACCGCTCAATGCTTCGTTACGAAGAGGACAAGACAGAGTTTGCACGGCTGGAATGCCCGCGCTGCAAAGGATTGTTGGACGACTCGCAACGCTACGCGATGGCGCACAAGCAGGGATTCAACAACTGGAAACCTCAACGCGAGTTTCGCGGTCGGCGTGGATTTCACGCGAACGCAATGCTTTGGCCGCACCCGACCGACCCGATAAAATGTCCGGGCGGCGCGCTGCAAATGATAGCCGATCAAGAAATGGCGGCGAAACGCACAGACAACCCGCAACGATCCCTTCGTGTGGTTGTCAACACGGTGGACGCGGAACCGTTCAACCCCGACACGAAAGACGAAACTCCGCCAGATTGGACGGCTATCTACAATCGTCGCGAGGACTACGCCACTGATACAAAGATACTCATGCCAGAGGGCGCGCTTGTCCTTGTGGCAGGCGTTGACGTTCAGCCTGATCGCTTGGAGGTTCACAAAGGCTGCTACGGACGCAAACAAGAGTATTGGGGAGTGGAACACGTTGTCATTCCCGGCGACATCAAGCGCAGCGAGACATGGGAAGCGTTAGAGCAGGAGCTTTTGCGCACCTACGACTCGGCAATCGCGCCAAACGCGAAGCTATCGCTTTCATTCGCCCTAGTGGACGCAGGGCACGGCGCAGATCACTTACTGTGGTGGCTTGCCGCGCTGCAAAAGAAAGGCTCGCCGCTATGCGGGCGCGTGCGTGCGTGTCGCGGAAGTTCGCAATATCCGCACCCCGTAGTTGACAACCGCTATTCAAAGATTGTCAAACAGCTTCAGGGGCATTGGGTGGGCGGCGATGAGGCAAAGTCTCTGATTTACACACGCCTTCGCATGGAGGAAAAAGAGGAAGGCTATCGGCACTACGGCATGAATCACGACGAAAAGTTTTTCCAGCAGTTGACCGTTGAAAAGGCTACGGTGGAGTTTAAGAAAGGCGAAGAGCACAGGCGATTCCGAAACGAAGAACACGCCCGCAACGAAGCCCTCGATTGCAGCGTCTATGAAATGGCCGCGTTTCGGCTTCGCCAATGGAATTTTGACGCGCTGGAAGCGAAGATGCGCGAAGAACTAGAGCCTAGACCATCGGAGCCAGCGCAGATAAAGCAAGCTCCAAGAGTTTCGTTTATCCCGCAGACAGCTGGCGCGTGGATTTAAGCGCGCCGATGTTCAAAGCATGAATGTCCGCTGTATTGCGTCGGCCATGCCTTCGATGGCGCGTTATGATTTAGGCAATGTCCATCAAATCTAGTTAGACTGGCTACTTTAGTCATCGGCCCTCGCTTGAAATGGCGGCAATCGTTACAGTCGGCATCTATGGTTTGCATGGCGATCACATCGGCATCATCTAGCTTCGCGTCGAATTTATCAGCATCAATCAACTCTTGTTTCGTCATTCTCTCCTTTTCAGTAACGGTTAATGTGCTCCAATATCTTTTCATTGTGGGATTGGTTTTGCTGAAAATAAGACACCCCATCGGCGCAGCGCAAGTGAAAACGGTTAATTTATCCTTTACAGTAATCACAAACCAACCTATGCGCTAATTCCATGACGAAAGAAACACCCTTTGGCGAGCCGCTCGGGCGTTTCCATCAGAAGGTAGTCGGCATGAGTCACTGTCTAAATACGATCACGTCGTGAAATAATTTGCCAACCGAACAAAAAGTCCGGTTCTGTGTAGTATGCCACAAACCGTCGCCGCGCCCGTAAACACTCCACCGCATCCATGACAGCCAACCGATACTACGTTTACGTCTATTACGACCCTAGAACAAACCCACCACTACCGATATACGTCGGTAAAGGGCACGGACGCCGCTATGCAGAAACCTACGTGATGCTGATTGCTTTTGGCTGGGCATTGAGGATTCGCGTTTTTAACTGGTTATGCCGCCCGTGGCGAGCGCGCTGGGTGGAATGCAACTGGGACGCGGAGACGGTTAAGCGACTTGGCCGCACCGGGTATTGGGAAACTCACCCACGCCGATACGGATTCAGCCTGTCCGACGTGGGAAACGGATACGACTTCTTCCAGTGCTTCTTCGGCCCGCAGACCCACGATAGCTCGACAACCAAGGACTGGTGCAAGCACCTGCCGTGGAAGCAATGGGATCACGTAAGGCACAGCCTCTACACGCCAACGGGAGAGCACTATTACACAGAGCCGCGCCGTACCCATCGCACGAAGCGCTCGGCTGGGGGCTTCCTAGAGTATTTCCGTAAAAAGGAAGAGTGCCCAAAAGTCCACTTCGGGTTTGAGGACTACGACGGCGAACTCATCGTGGCTACCTGCTGCATTGAGGAACGCGAGTGGCACAAAGGGTCTGGTTGGTTTAAGTGGTTGCGGTGGTTCTCTTCGCCGAAAGTCTGCCGCAGCTTGGACTTGGCGTTCAGTGCGGAAGTCGGGACGGAAAAAGGCTCATGGAAGGGCGGAACAATCGGGCACGGGATTGACATGCTTCCCGGCGAATCTCCAAAGGAAGCGTTTCAGCGCTACTGCGCGAAAACCCACGAGCGAAAAGGGCGGGAATACCGGCTGCGATTCATCGGGCCGTGCGCGCCGCCACCGCCACGTGCCAGAAACTCAGGCGAGGTCGGGTCGCAGGCTGCGAGTACGTGAAAGTGACTAAGCTAGTGACTAAGTTCAAAAACCTATGAAATTCCTCCTCTTCGCCCGATTCTACCGCGCCGTGGGAGGATGGATAACCTACACCGTCCAAGGATGGTATCTCGACGCAAACGGATGCCTCAAAACCTACGGGGATGGCTACGAGGAATCCTTCGCGGACGAAACTCAATATCTGACTAAACTATGAAGTACCTCCTCTTCGCCGATCTCCAAGCCGCTGAGAAGACAGCCCGCTGCTTCGCAGACCCGGCCACGCCGCTTCAACGCTGGCGAGTGACCAAGTTCTACGACTGGCTGTACGCGCTGGCCGACGAGCTGGATGTGGACGGTATTATCGACGCCGGGGACACTACCGACCGGCGCGACGCCATCGCCCTGCCGACCATTGACGTCATTCTCGCCGCCGGGGTCAGGTTCGGGAGGCGCTTCAAGCACAACATCAAGGTGCAGGGCAACCACGACCACCACGTCAAAGACGGCAGCATCCACAACGGGGCCATGTTCAGCCGGGACTACCAAGTCGTCTGCGACGCGGTCACCACGCTGGAGCTGAAAGACGGCACCAAGCTGGTGTGTGCCCCGTTCTCGGAAGACACGCAAACGCTTACCGAACAACTTGTTGCAAACTCCGACCCGAAGGCTATCGCAGGCGAGTCGCAACGCCCGCCGCATCCATCGGACTCCATGCCTGATTTCCTTAAACAATTCCTACGACGCAAGCCATGAACGAGCCGGGACTACCAGAAGCAATCACAGCGGGTTCAATCGTTCTCGCCGTGTTCGTCGTCGGCAATATGATTTTCCGCATCGGCAAAAGCGGGCGCAAGCGAAATAAAAGGCGCAAGCCGCTTCCATGAGCTATGAACGAGGCCGCCGAACAAGCACTCAGGAAAGCCGCCGACATTCTAGGCGAACACTTTCTTGAGTTTGTCATTGTCTGCGCGCAAAAGCAATCACGCGCCCCGATACTAGAGCACAGCGGCAGCATCTTCGCGGCTCACGGACTGGCGGCAGCCGCCGCCTACGCACTCGACGTTCAAAACATTCCAGACAAGGAGGATGGCGATGACGACAACGACAACGAGGGCTGGAAAAAAGACGACGGAGACGACTTCACAGACGGCGACCCGAAAGTGAAATCGTAGTCAAATTACAAACACGCCAGCCGCCTCCCGCTCTTGTTCAAGTCTCGCAAGAAAAACATCAGCGCGATGTTGCGCCTCCGCTTCATTCGCAAGCTGGTCAAGCTCGGCATCGGTCAACGTATCCGTCATTACATCGAATGGAATATCCATTTGCGTTGATAATTAACGCCAAGATTGTTATTGTCAATCCGATAATGTAATTGACTTGCGTTAGTGTTTCGTGCATAGGAACGCGGAAATGGCCGTTCAAACCTTAATGCAGATGCCCGACGTTATTGAGTGTGGCGATACGCTCCGCGTCCAGCTTGGTTTCGGCAACTATCCGCCCGCATCGTATTCCGCCGCGCTCAAGTTCAACATCGCAGGCACAGCGCCAACTAGCGTTGCTGGCACGGCGGCAACTAGCACGGATTTCCTTTTCGTTCTTTCCGCCGCAACTAGCGCGGCAATGGCGGCGGGAAGCTACGACTACGCGATCCGCGTCACGGAGACATCCAGCGGGGAAACAGCGACAGCGCAGACGGGCACAATCACGTTCCTTCCGAACCTTGGCGCAACGCTGACAAAATCCACGGTTGAACAGCAATACGACGCTGCAAACACCGCGCTTCTCTCATTGTTAGCCAACAAAAACAGCAGCGTTTCGTTTAATGGGCAATCTTTCACGAAGGAAAATCAAATGTCCCTTGTGGACATTATATCTCGCCTAAAAGCAAGACTAGACGCCGAGCGCGCACAGCAAGCCGGATTGCGAGGGCAAGGCAAAACGCGCTCAATAGCTCCATTCTTCCAATAATATGCCAGCCAAAACTAAAACCCGACAAGTCAAAGTGACGGCAGCGCAGGAAAAGCCGCTTGTGCGTGATTATACCGCGCTGATGGCACAGTTGAAAAAATTGTCGCCCGATTGGAGTGTGAACAATATCTCGATGGAGTCGGATATTTTGGCGAATCAGTTGGATTTGCTGAATTACTCCCGCGACTTGTGGAAAACCAACCCATATTTGCAAGCCTACGGCGACGAAATGGCGGTAAATGTCCACGGGCCGCAAGGCATCCGCCTTCGCATGAAGATTCAAGAGGAGTCGGATCGCGTCGTGCATACCGCAGAGGAAAAACAAAAGCTACGCGGGCATTGGCAGCGCAGGGATCGCGTGAATAAGCATCTTGTCAAGAAAGGCGAGCGCCCGCTTTTTGTGCGGCACTACGAAGAGACACGCGGCAAGGCCACAATACAAGCCGGTGCGCCTGACATCTTCGCCAACAGCTATATTGAACGCGCATGGTTGGATTGGCAGCGCAAAGAGAACTGCACCATAACGGGGCGTTTATCCTACAATGAAAGCCGGATGTTGCGCTTGCGGTCGTGCGCCCGCGACGGCGATCACTTCATCCGTTTCCTTCGTGATAAATCCTACAAATACGGAATCAAGATTCAGCACATCAATACGGAATGGTGCGATTGGAGGTTGAACCAAAAGATAGCGCAAGGACAACCCGGCGCAGGCAATGCGATCCGCATGGGCATCGAATACGACGCCAGCGGACTTGTCCCAGTTGCGTATCACTTCCGCCGTCCGTCGTTCAACCAATGGCAAGGCGTTGTGCCCGTGTCTTACGGCACGAACGGCAAAGACACGCACGAACGCATTTTAGCCGACGATATTATCCACTACGCGAAGTTTGACAACAACTCCGACATCAGCCGCCCCGTTCCTTGGGCGACGGCGATTATGAGCAATGCGCGCCAGTTCCAGAAATACACGGAGGCGGCAGTTGTCGCGGCTCGCGTCGGCGCGTGCTCAACTACTTTCTTTGAGTCCGAGCTAGGCGGCGAAGATGGAGTCAGCGCGGCAACCCCCGACCCGCGAGATGTCAACGCGCTAATGATGCAGATGAACCCCGGCGCAATGATAGGACTACCACCCGGAATCAAGGCGAAGATCAACAACCCGAACAATCCCAACCGCGCTTTTGGCGAGTTCCGCAACGAATCTTTACGCGAGTTCTGTGCGGGATTGCCGGGCGCATCGTTCCCAGTCATCGGCCAAAACTACGCCGAGATCAATTTCAGCGCCGGTCGTTTGGATCGCCTCTCGACAACGGGTGCATGGCAGATGTTGCAGGAGTTTGATATTGAAATGGCTGAACGCCGCATCTTTGAAGAGTGGCTGAAAATGGCACTCATCACGCAAGCGGTGAAGCTGCCAATCTCCAAGTTTGAGAAGTTCAACAAACCGCATTTCCAAGCTCGCCGCTGGCCGGGCGTTGACCCGATGAAGGAAGTGAACGCCGCAGCGTCCGCAATCTCCAACAAGTTCACCTCGCGCACCGCAGTCATTGAAAGCGGCGTCTGCGGCGAGAGCGGAGATTTTGAGGACACCATCATACAACTCGCCGAGGAAGAAATGATGTTGGAAAGCCTTGGCATGACATCAGCAACCACAGCGGACACAAGCCAGCAAACCGATACAGCCGCAGAGGAACTAGACAATGAAGATTCAGACGCTACCGACAAGAAACCAAAAGCCGACGAAGAAGCAACACAACAATGAGCACGATCACGATTCCAAACCAACTATTCCGCGAGGGAACGTCAAACGTGGAGGATGGCGTTGTCAGGCTTAGTATCTCCAGCAACGAACCGCAGTTGCGCTGTGATTGGAGCGACGATGGCGACGGGACGCCATACTGGGAAATACTAGATCACTCCAATGATGCCATTGATCTATCAAGGCTGCGAAGCGGTGCGGCGGTGCTATTTAATCATCATAGGGACGTTCAGTTAGGGACTGCGTTCGATCCAGAAGTAAGGCAGGGTCGGTGCTACATCGCGGCCCGACTGTCAAACGCCCCCGATGTTGCGAGCTATAAAACGCGCATCGAAGAGGGTATCTTAAAGGATGTTTCGATTGGATACGAAGTTACTGATTCCGGCGTCTATGTCGGAACTAAAAGCGGAATCCCTATGTATCGTTTTAAGTTTGCGATCAACGAGGTCAGCTTTGTCACCATCCCGTCAGACATCAGCGTGGGCCTCGGTCGGTCGCGCAGCGAAGAACCAAAGTGCGGACTAAAGAAAATTGAGATAGGGCAAGAAAATAATGTTGACTTAACGCAAGCAAGTTGCAATAAGCCCTCCATGCCTACGGAAACCGAAGTTACAGAAACGCCAGTGGAAACACCGGCACCCATCGAAACCCACGCGCCCGCAGTTGCGGAAACACCTACGGAAACACACACTGAAACTCCCGCGCCAGCCGCCGTTGTTGAAACACCCGTTGAAACTCCCGCGCCAGAATCTCCTGTTGTCGCTGGCACCGAACAAGTCCGCGAACTTGCTACTAATCACGAACGCACGCGCGTAGTTTTGATCCAGAAATGGGCGAATGACATCAGCCGCCTTCGCGGGCTGGATTTGCGCGAGCAGGTCACGCGTCACATTGAGGATGGCTCCAGCCTTCTCCGCTTCAAAGAGTGGGTGCTCGAAAACGAGTTCAAGACCAAACCGACCGCATTTTCATCCGAAACCAGCACCGCTAACACACTTTCGCGCTCGGCGTTTAATGCGCTGCCAGCAAACGAACAATCCGCGCATTGCGTCAGCGGCGGGCGGATCAAAGACTAACCAATCCAGTTCACACTCACTCACACAACTCTCAAATAACTAACTCAAATGCCTAATACGCTTACAAACCTGATTCCTTCCGCTTACCGCGCACTTAATGTTGTGTCGCGTGAACTGGTTGGATTCATCCCATCCGTTCAGCTTGACCCTAGCGCAGAAATGCTCGCCGTTGGTCAAACGATCTACATCCCGCAAGCTCCTGTCAACTCGGCTGGCAAGGACATCTCACCCGCAATGGCGTTCCCAACTGCCGCCTATCAAACCATCGGCAGCAAATCGCACTCGCTCACCAAGCAGCGCGCCTTCCCGTTCTCTTGGCAGAACGAAGAGCGCAAAGCGATGGATTCAGGCCCCGGCTATCTCTCCATCAACGAGCAGCAGATCGCGCAAGCAATCCGCGCTTGCGTCAATGAAATGGAAGTTGACATTGCAGTTGCAGCTAAAAATGGCGCATCCCGCGCTTTCGGCGCAACCGCTGGCACGGCTCCCGTTCTCACTGATTGGGCGCAGGCCAAAAAGATTCTCGACGACAACGGCGCACCTTCCACGGATCGCACCAGCGTCTTTGACACCACGGCAGGCGTCGCGCTCCGCTCGACCAGCAACCTCTACAAAGTGAACGAAGCCGGAGACGGCGGCAGTTTGCTACGTCAGGGATTGCTCGGCAACCTCTTCGGCTTTAATCTCCGTGAATCCGCGCAGATTCAGACGACCACGAAAGGCACGGCGGCAAGCGCCACCACGGACAACGCGGGCTACGCAGTCGGAGCAACCGTTCTCACGCTCGCCTCGGCTGGCACTGGAACCATCCTCGCGGGCGACATCATCACCTTTGCTGGCGACAGCAATAAGTATGTCGTTGCAAGCGGCGATGCCGATGTTTCCAACGGCGGCACAATCACGCTGGCAGAACCCGGATTGCGCGTTGCAATGAGCGCGGCAACAAAGGCGATTACCGTCTTTGGAACCAGCGCCCGCAACACGGCTTTCAGCCGCAACGCAATCCTCCTGTCCACTCGCCTTCCCGCAAGCGTGCAGGGCGACTTGGCAACTGACCGTCAAGTTATCACCGACCCTGTTAGCGGAATCTCATTTGAGCTTTCCATGTATCCCGGCGACCGCATGGTTCACTACGAGGTTGCGGCTTGTTGGGGCGTCACGGTCATCAAACCAGAGCATCTCGCAATCATTGTTGGCTAATAACGGCCCGCATTAGCAGCTTCAAAAGGGCCGCGCCTCGTAGCGATACGGGCGCGGCCTTTTCTCTAAAACCATGAGCCAAATCACATCAGCATTTGATGAACTTGTGACTTCAATTAACGAAGCTCGCGGTTCATCGCCAACGCTGACCATCGGCGCAATCACCGTTACCAGCATCCTTGTTGGCGACAACCCGATTGACCAACAGATATTTGACGGCGCGCTAACCGACCCAGACGGGCCGCAAATCAGCAGCAAGCTATCTTCGTGGTCAACCGTGCCGACTAAAAACGATACCGCAGTCCTAGCGGCATCAGACGGCGCAAACGGCACGTATGACGTAATGGATACGAACATTCACGACGGCATGATTTACATGAAACTTGGCAAGCGCGCAGGCTTATGAGCAACTTCGCTGAATACGATATTGAGCGCATGGTTATCACCATTCTCGCCGCGCAGACGGATTTACCATCCGCCTTACACCGCGACGTTGACGATGGCGCGGACAAGGATCGCATCATTGTCAGTTGCGACCCCCGCGAGGTTGAACTTGGCAACCGCGACGAGGGGCGCGCACCTTCACGATGGGGCGCAGATTTGACCGTTGAAATGCGCCTTGCCAGTATTACCGACATGGCAAAATTGCAGCTATGGAGCACGGCGATAGACGCGGCTTTCGCAGGCTCAGTTCCCGCCGCTACGACTACGCTTTTCAACACGCTTTACGGATCGACGAATGGCTATTTTCAAATCAAGGCAGCAGACGGCGGAAGTCGCCAAGGGCCGGGATCGCAAGTGCGCGAATGGTCACGAACATTTCGCGTAGTTACGTCTTGACTTGTCGCAAGTAAGTTGCAATAAGCAACGAAGAAACCAATTCCAACCAATCCGCATGAAACTCTTACTTTTACTTTTTTACACAATGACTATCATCGGAACAGCAGGCCCAACGCACGGAATCACCGCCGACGAGACGGGCATCCTCATTAAATCTTTCGGACTCAGCTTTGAGCCTGAATTTACCGACCCGCTTACTAACAAGGTTGGCGAGCGCATCAACGAAGCGCGTGGCGCGATTTGCACGAAGATCAGCATCACGGGCGAAATCAGTTCTGCAACTGGCGTTATTGACGCTACTTTCTATGCGGCTGTTACCCTCACGAATACGCTCGGCGTCACTGGCGCAACCGCCAACGGGCTTTTAGCCAACACGGGCGGCGTCTATATGAATACCGCCAAAGTGGACGAATCCGCTACGGGCTGGAGAACTTTCTCGGCAGAATACCAGCAATACGTTGGCATCGCCTAAACCAAAAACAAAGGCCGTGCGTGGCGGCATCAATAATACCACGCCCCTACCAATCAAACCAATGGATCAGTTTTTCTCTACGCCCTCGACACCGCTCGCAATTACGCTTGAGCTTCTAGGCGTCCCGTGGGTGAATCCGCAATTCCCGTGTGCGATGACTTACACAGACAAGTTTCTTGCGGAGCACAAGCGGCATTTTGTCAGCCGTGGCAAATGGGAGCAGGAAACCCCATTCACACCGCAGGACGCGCAACGCCTTGATCTGGTAGATCAATGCACCTACTTTTTCAAGAAAACGCCGTTACTTTCCGTCATCTTAAAGGGATGGGAAAAAGGCTGTCAGGCAATCAAAGACACTGAGTTTCGCGTGCAGATTGACCAGATACAAGAGGAAGAGGCGGCGTGCTTGCTCGCAATCGCCCTTGGCCCGAACGGAAAGCGCGCCCGCATGATCGGCATGATGAAAGAAGCAGTCGCCAAGCTCGCCGTGCAATCCGAAAACGGCGATTGGACATTTTTCGGCAAAGACGCCAGCGCAGAGACAATTCAACATCTAACCCAATAAAACCAATATGGAAACACTTACAGACGACAACGCACCATCAACTCCCGCGCCTATCTCGCAAGACATGGGGCGCGTGTTCACCTTCGCGGGCATCACGCTAAAGCCTTTCTCGTTCAATCGCCGCGTCACATTCTTTCGCGTGCGGACAGACGACATCAGCGTTATCGAGTCGGCAATCTTGAAGTTGTTCATTTGCACTCAGTCACCCGCGCTGTGCGACTCCGCCCGTGGCGATGCCGCAAGTGCGTTTCGCGTGAAGGCTATGGAGTGGGCGGAAAAGCTCGGCATTGACAGCGCAGCGCGCACGAAAGAGGCAATGGAGGTATCGGACGCGATTGACAAGGACTTGGCCGACGCATTGAGCGTGGAGCCGGATACGAAGGGTGGATCGGGAAACGGATAACGCCGGGTGGTGCAGCGTTCTACGTAGGCACTATCTCGGCGGTAACTTTGGGCAGTATGACGCCCGAACAAATTCTTTGGGACTTGTCGCAGGCTGACGGCGAGCGGCTGGAAAATACGTGGTGGATTACAACGGCAAACGAGACGGGCAAGAACCAGCTACGCTACACGCGCAAAGCAAAGCCCGTGAACGTGTCTGAGTTCATGGCGAAACGCCCCTAGTTACCAATTGCAAACATTTTCATTGACGGAATCGGTGAAGCCGTGCATCTTCGCGGAAATCAATCCATGAAACTTCAATTACTCACAGACTGCCAAGACCCCGAACCGCTTTTCCAGTCTCCGCTATGGTGCGCTGAAACCAAGCTGGACGGCGACTGGCGCAGAGTCATAAAGAGCGGCAACGAGGTCATCGGACTCACCCGCGA